TAGAGTAAGCAGCAAACGGCAAATAGTCCACCATAGCAAAGTGAATAAGCATAGGCTGAACGTAACTGTTTACTAGCGTCAAATAGTCTCCTGATAGCGTTCCTGCAACTATATCTGCAGATATTTTATCATAGAGCTTAGATCCTAGATAGTTTTTAACGTGTATCTCTTGGGCTATTTTTATAAATTGAATGAACTTGTCAGTATCTACATTACCATCTAGGATGCTATTGCGTACTAAGTCTGTTCTTGTTATGAATAGTGCTATTGCCATTTATCTTTTATTTACAAATCCATTATTAGGCATATCAGTAGGTCTAGTAGCTACTTTCTTGTCATTAGTCTCAGGCTTGAACCCATCTTTTCTTGCTTGGTTTACGCTAATCTCAGCATTAGGGTTTGTAGCATCAGGATTTACTCCCTTAGCCATATAAGTCTTTCTCATCCAAAAATGATGACAAGAACCTCCACCCTTATAAAGCCAAATATCATAAGTATCAGCACCATTTAGACCCCAACCTGCATTAACTGCTCTTTGAGACATTTGCTGAATATCCTCTTTACGATATATTTTCTTTGCAGCTACCATCTTTCTACAGAAGTCTCTAGATACATTCTCTCCATTCTTTTTAGTAGTCTGTAAAGGAGCGTATTGGTATCTTACTTTGAATCTTAGATTTTCTACCTCGCCATCTTGCTCACTCTTAGCGTTAGGTCTAGCAGAACCAGTAGAAGCTAATCCAATCATTTTGTCAAGACTTTCCTCTGTATCATAGTCTACAGGTCTCTCATCTACTAGCTCCCACTCATCAAGATTCTCATCCTCTCCAAAATCTACCATAAAGTCTGCAAAATCATCACTAACTTTTTGGCTTGACATCTTTACTCCAGTTTCTTCTTCTCTAGTGTCCTTATCTATTACATTATCTAAGTCTGTAAACTCTAATGGTTGTAAGGTCTTAAAGTATAGATTTAAGGAGATATTATTGTAAGCTAGTACTTGGTCAAAGGCATCTATCAAAAGTGTCTGAAATGGTCTAATAACGGTGTTATCCATTAATGTAGAAGCCGTCTCTATCTCCTCTGCGTTGTTTCCTAATCCTGATGAGTCTTTAATACCTAAAAGCATAGGACTAACAACCCTATGAGCTACCATTATTTTCTTAGAACTCTCATCAGATAAGAATTGATATTGTTGGTGTGCATCTGATAGTTGTACAGGCTCAATACTAGCAGCAGTCTCAGCATTGTCATTAAAAGAAAGTATAAACTTCCCTGAGTTGCTAGAACCTGCAAATTTTTGGTGTATCTTATTTTCTATTAGTTGTCTCTCCTCCTCATTAGGTACTCCATTATTGAAGTTAATAAGCATAGAAGGTGCAAGACCATTCATAATGTTGTTTAGGTGATAGTTAGAAATCTCCTCCTCTAACTCAGCGTACTGTAAACCTCCCTGATAATCCACAGGAGAGTAGTAATAGAATCCTGCTCTGTAAGGCTTTACAAATAAAATCTCAATAGCTTCTTTAGAGAACCCAAATGCAGGTATTCTCTGAGGCTCATCTGCAGGCTTTATTTTAGTCCAATCCTTAAAGTAGTAGTAAGCCTCTATATCTCCATCCTCATTGCACTTCTCAGCTCTAAGAGTCTCTACAGGCATATGCTCTACTTGTACAATCTTAGACCTATCCTTAGAATAGATTACTTGCATAGCACACCCTCCCATTAATTTAAGGTCATATACTAGCTTTCTAGTACAGTCCTTAGTAAATAAGGTTTTCATTTGTGCATATTGGTCAGGCTTTCTATTAGAATCTGTAGCATCTAATCCTTTACCATATATCATCTCTGAGATTCCATTGATAATAGCATTATTAGTAGGAGAGCCATTATATCTGTCTATAAGAAACTGATAGTAGTTATTGTCAGCACCATACGATACATAGTCTTTACCCCTAACCTCAGATACCTTAGGAGAAGTGTAAGTACTTAAATTAACAATACTTACCTCTTGCTTCCTATTCTGCACGTTTTTGTTTATAGCCTTAACTATATTGTTTGTTCTTTTCATATTATAATGTAATCATTATCATAGGTGTCCTCAGAAATGTAAACATTTTTGTTTACTGAGTAGTAGTCATTTGTATCTTGGTCTATATCTTGGTCTGTACAGAATATCTTGTCTCTGTATATTACGTTTCCTGAAACCAAGACTTTCATATCATAAAACCTACCTTCTGTTAAAGAAAATGAATGAGTAAGGCTCATATACTCTCCTGACTTACCCAAATCTACCACCTCGCTAGTCTCTGTATTTGTACTGTCATCTCTTAGTAAGAGAGTACCACTAATTGCATATTCTCTAGGAATAAACAAGATAGTTTGGTCATCTGTACTTGTAGTTAAGTGTTTCATACTTATATAACGTATTATTTCTTGCTTTTTGTATTATATAGCAAAAAAAACCCCTCCGATTAAGGAAGGGTCTATTTGTAACTAAGTTTGTAACTAACCTATACTACAGGAGTAGGGTTAATTGGAGTATGAGTATCCTCTAAAGCAGGTGCAGCAGCACAAAAGAATGGTGGTGCAGTTTCCTGAGCAGTAAGAGTTAATGTGAATCCTGATAGGTCTCCCATAGCAGCACCAGTAGCAATAGAACCACCAGTTACCTCAGCTCCGTGATCTTTACCTACTAAAAAAAAGTTTCCATTGTAGTCCTCAATAACTATCTGAGGTCTCCCTGCAGCTAATAATTTGATTTCTTCTTGTGTTGCTTTGTCTAAGAAAGTGAAAGTAGCACTAAGAGTAGACTCATAGAAAGTAGTACCATTTTCTCTAGATGAGTTAATAGCAGTCTCTAAACTAGAGTTACCTTTGATTTCGTATTTGTAAAACTCCTCTGAACCTGAGAATGTAATCTCTCCTGCAGTTGGAGCAAGGGCAGCTACTGCACTATCGTAATTTGAGAAGTAGATGCTTTTAAGTCCACCTACTGCACTCTTACAAGGCAATACTCTACCGTTTGTAATTGAACAAGACATATGTTTTAAGTTTTTATGGTTAATTAAAAAAGGGTAGGCAGGCTTCTATGGCTTACCTACCCCTTCTATTTATTTAGTTATTTGATTATGCAGGAGTATAAAGAACAATATCAGAACCGATACCGTACTCAACACCTGAAGTAAATCTCATAATTACTCTTACATTTTGAGAACCATCTAAGTCTCCCATATCTAATACTTTTACTTCGTTGTGGTCAGATAATAAACCAGTACCAAAGAATAAGTTAGATTTTTCAGCAGCCATCATAAAGTTGTCAGCTAATCCGTTAGCAACAAAGATTTTTACACCATCAAAAGATAATGCACCGTTGTTCCACCATTGAGTTCCCTCAGCGTTCACACCGTTTGCACCTAATCCTGCAGCTCCAAATCCTCCTAAAGCTCTTACATAAGCTCTAGCTACGTTTTGAGATACATATAAGTATAAATCTTCTTTTCCGTATAATGCAGAAGGGATAGCATCTACTACTTTACCCATCTCGTCAATTACGTTAGCAGCAGTAACAGTAGTACCAACTACATCAATAACATCAGCATCAGCAGTAGCCTTAGTTACTAATCCGTCAAATTCTCCTGCGTTAGCAGTAACACCTCTCCAAATAGCTTGCTCAGTTTTCTCAGCAACTAATCCTGCAACGTGTGCAACTAAGAAGTCAGAGAAAGCAGGAGGCAAGTTGTCATATGTAGACATTCCCATTTGAGCAGCTTCCCAGTCAGAACGGAAGTCTTTTTTACATAACTCAAGGTTTACTTGGAACTCCTCAGGTTGTAAGATTCTTTCTGTTAAAGTAACTGTAGCAGTATCAGTAAAATCACAAGATGCGTCTTTGATTACGTTTGAATCAGTAGCAACTTTCTTGATTACTTCTTTGTACTTTACGTTTGGTTTAACTGTGATACCACCATTGTTTAAGGTAGCACCTGATAATAACGCAGCAGCAATGTATTCATTTGCAAAGCTTCCTGCGTATGTAGTTGTAATGCTAGTAGTTGTAGCCA